AAATAAGCCTTTGATGTAACTGAAAATGTTGATTTGATAAATCTTTCTCCATCTTGATTCATTTCTGAAGCATCTGATATAGAGTCTATATTACATAAAAACTTCATATTAGTCCCATCACCCCAATATGTATGTGATTGGTCAACAAATGATTCAACTAATGGATTCATCTGTTCTATAAAGTTTGTCCAAAGGATAAATTCATATGTTACATCAGTATAGTTTGGCATTCCAGTTGTAATTACATCATAAACAGGTTGAACACCTTGTTGAACTGAAAATCTATCATATTGATTATCTTTACTCCATTTATTAGCTCTCACAACATCAATGTGTTTACCTTTAATATCGTGAGGAAAAGATTGTCCTGATAAATCGTTTCTTGAAACCTCTGTTCTTCTTAACATTATTAATGGAAGTATTAATGCATTGTTCTTATCTCTCAATACACCTCTTTTCCTAGCAGATTTCCATCTTTCTTCATTACCATAATAAACAGGTATTTTAAGTGTTTCGTTTGCTTCTTTAACTAATGGTTTCATTACATTTTTAACATGATTCAAAACAGAAGTATCAACATCCTTCAAAGTAATGGAATAGTTGCTTGAAAAATTGTTACCAGGCGTAATTGTAGTTTCACGATTACCACGAATCGTTGTACCTTTAGTAGATACTTCATTAGCTCTATTGACCAATTCTCTATTAACCACTTGTTTATTTGTAATTTTATTAACGGCCATTTCGTTTTCTCAATGCTTTCAGTTTGTCTTTTTTGGTTTTAACCTTACCTTTAAATTCTTGTGATTTGATACTACTCATATCAGCTTTACCAATTGCAATCTCTTTCTTAATGTCTACTTCAATGGCTTTTATACCTGTTTGACTTTTAGAATCAAAGTTATCTAACTTATTCATCAACTTACCCATCATTTGTTCTACTTGTAGATTACCATTAGGTTCAGGTGTATAAGTATGTTTTCTTTCACCATAAATATCGCTATCATCTTCCATATTACCACTCGCTTCAACTTGTGGTTTAGGTTTTTCTACAAAGTTAGGATTTGATGTATCATACTTTGTAATTTTTTTATGTGTTATTCTTTGAACAGCCATTATCTAGGTCTTTCTTCTATTTGTAATGATGATAATCTTGAACGATGTGCAGTAGCTACAATGTTATGTTTAAAGTTTGGATGTCCTGCAAACAATTGTGGTTCAGTTGTACCATTGATTTCCCAATAGTAATCATTCCAATCCACAATATCACCAGTCTCAGGATAAAAGTTAAGAGAACCACTGGCTAAATTTTCTCTTTGAAAAAACATCTCTATACTTGAATTAGTATCAGAACCAAACTCATCTTGAGTTACTTCTGGTTCATTGTAATTTATTAAACAATTAACTCTAAACCCCACATCATAATATTTAGCAGTCGATTCACCATATAGATTGTCTTCTGTTCTTTCAACATTAACTTTATAAATATCCACAGATTGACCAACTAACTCATCAATCAATTCCTCATTCATTGAGTTAATTAAATCGAACTCTTTTTGTGGTATAAAAAATGGTTTTGTTTGTGACATTTATTTATCCTATATATATTTTAAGTGGAGCTTTGTTTAACACTTGTTGTTGAGATTCAGCCTGTTCTTGTTCTTGTCTTGACCTTTCAGATAAAGAAACTGCTTCTAAGAAATTATTCAATTCTTCTAAAGCATTAGCCTTTTCTTCTCTACCCTCAGCTTTAAGAGCTTCACCATCAAGTGATACTTCACCATTTGGTAAAGGCATTGAAGCATATTTACTTCTAATGATTCCTAATAATTCTTTAGCTAATGCTAATGTCATTTTTCTAATCCAATTTCTACCAGCTGCATTTATTCCTTGATATGTAATAAACTTATAAGGTATATTGGATGGGTCTGATACTTTATTATTTGTATATGATTGATTTACATTCACTCTATCATTTCTTTTATAATAATTAAAATATATTTTATTACCAGAATCTTTTGAACCAGGTTTTGGAAATATTCTTAATTTATTATTTATTAACTCAAATGAATATGCTGATTTTCTAACTAAATCATTTGTTTCAATTGCATTTGCCCTAGCCAAATCATATGATATTGGTCTCATTACATATGAAACTGCAGGTGATACATTACCAAACCCAAAGGAATCTAATAATTCAATATTATCATATGCTCCAGCAAATGGGTCGTAAAATTTAGATATAGCTGCTGGGCCTTCATTGAATACTCGTTGTACTTCAATTCTATTACCACCCGTAACACTTGATTCCAAACTAGCTTCAGTTGTTAAATCATAAACTTGTTGTGATGATGTAATAGTTATTGAACCAGTGTGAAGTGTAGCATTACCACCAATATTTACAGCTTGTCCATATTGTTCTGATAAAGTGAATGATAATCCCATAGTTGGAGTTTCTGGTTCGTGTAAACCCATATCACCTAATGTAGAACCACTTTCTCTTGTAGTTGAACCATAATGTTCCCATAACCAATTCTTTGTATTGTAATGATTTATTTGTTGTGAGTATTCTGATACTGCTTCTTCTAAACAAGCATATATAGAACCACTACCAAACTCCAATTGCATAACTGGATGTCCAAGTTTTGTAGCTACATATTTACAAATAGTTAAACTATCGTTTTGAAATTCCGTGTCTGTATCGTATATTCCATGTGGTGTTGAACCTGTTACTTGTAATACAGCTGTTGGGTCTTCATATATAAAGTTAAATTTCGACATTTACTATTCTCCAAAATTGGGTATTATTCTTCATATATAAATATCAATTAAAACAAAAAAGGGTGAGAAATTAATCCCACCCTTTAAGTTTGTTATTATTTTATGGTTTAGTTATTAAGCCGCTGCTTCTAACTTAGCTTCGTCACCATCTGCATCGAATGTATTACATATCCAGTTTGTAGCTGAAACACATACACATCTAGTGTAAGTTATAGCTCCTGCTACTGCAGATTCTACATTTGAACCAGTACCACCATTAATTCCTATTGAACCTGGAGCTGAACTTCTAAGTTCATATCCAGTCGTAGCAGTTTCAATTAGAATTATAATATTACCAATTACGGGAGCAGGTAATATAACAATTCTTGCTGCTGCTCCACATGCAACTGAAGCTACAGAAGTACCTGCAGGAATAGTTCCTGTACCTGTACCATCTGCCGTTGCTACAACTGCTACTGCAGCATTTTGTTGACCAGCTGTATTGGTTTGAGCACCAGTTACAGCTAATGTACTAGCTGCTGTAATTGCACCATTCACACCTAATGTACCAATACCATCTAAATTACCACTAATCGTCGCACCATCAACTGCTGATAATTCAGCTTCTCTTTTGGAAATTTTATATTTTCCTATTCTTTTTGCCATTTTTCTTTCTCCTAATGTTGAGTCACTACTCTCAGGATTGTTTAATTTTTTTATACTAACCTTGTTTAGTGACTACTTAGGCTAGTAAATTATATTCTATAATTCATATATAAATATCAAATGCAAAAGAAAAACCCCCTAAAAATAAGGGGGTTTCTCAACTATCTTTATAAAGAGTTAACTTATATTAAGTTTAAGTCTTTACAGAAGACCTTACCATAGAACTCAGGTCTAATCATCTTCTTAGCATATCGTGTCATTACACCTTTTCTTGGAGTAAAGTCACTTGGGTCGTATACTAATGGAGTCATAATTAGTGGTACATATGGAGAATATACAGCACCTGTTTCAAGGAAGTTATTTCCTCTGAAACCGATAAGTATTGTATTTTCAGTCATATATGGATTCTTGTATACAGTAAATCTATTATTCATAGTTCCTGATACTTGAACACCAGCTGCGAACTGAGATTTGTTTCCATCTGTAGCAACTGCATATCCAGGAATTGATTCCAAGATAGTAGCAACAGTCGGTGAAACAACTACGAAGTTAGCACCACCTCTTAGAGTTAATCGTTGGATTTCGTTAGAAACCTTTTGGATTTTACCTAAAAGAGTTTGATACCATTCATATCTTGTTCCATAGAATGTTGTAATGTCCCATGCACTTTCATTAGTGCCTGTACCATTATAGTCTTCACCAGGTGTAGCTGACCAGAAATCAACAGTTACAGCGTCTTGAATTAACATATCAAGTATTTCTAAATCAATTTCCATTGAAATATACTCACTTAACATTGAAGTTAATTCAGCTTCAGCGTCAACAGAATGATAAGCATTTAAGTCTTGAGCTAACTCAGGAGACCATACAGCTTTTAGTTTTCTTGTTTTCGCTACAATAGCAGAACTCTTCAATTGTAAGTCAACTTCAGGTATAGCTAATGAATCAACAGTAGCGTTACCTGCTGAATCTTCAAAGTCACCTCTATCAGATTCAGTTGGTTGCTGTGAATACATCACATGCACTTTACCTAAAGCTGCAACTGAATTAGCAGTTAAGAATGAAGTTGAACCAGAAACAATAAATGAAATATTATCATTACCCGCATCTATAGTTGTGAATTGTGGTAAAGAAGATGACATATTACTTTGAGTACCTGAACCAGTAAAGTTAAAAGACCTTATAGCTTTATAATCAGCATTTGTTAATCCTGATGTTGGAACAGTTACTTTAAATAACTGACTAGCTGCTAAAGATGCAGAGAACTCTTGGTTAAAGTTAATTTCTTTATAAGTTGCAGAAGCTGATGTAGCTGTTGTTACATTTGCTAAAGCGTTATTGATTGAATAGTCATAACGACCTGCACCATAAAGACCACCTACACCAAAAGGTGCAACTGAACCTGATGGATTGTTAGGACCTGTTTTACCCATCATTGATGTTACATCACCACCTGGAACATCGCCATTTTTTCCATTACCGACAGCTCCAACGTGTTGACCACCATATCCAAGACCTTGTCCTGTTGTTTTACCATATTTAAAGTCTAAGTAAAATACTAGACCAGATGGTAGATTCATTGGTTGTACAGATACGAAGTCTTGAGCTGCAATCTCACCGAAAATTCTACGAACTAACGGAAGTGCAACACCTGACCATTCTTCTGAACCAGCAGCTGCAGCTCCACCACCTGTAGAACCTCCAGTACCACTGTTTTCTTGGATTAACTGTTTTGCTTGGTTTTCAAGCATTGTAGCCATTCCACTTCTTTTAAAATCCTCATTCAAACCATCTAATAAACCAGTCTTATCCCATTTTGAGACAAGAGCTTTTGATTCATCAGCTTGTTTTTTATAAGGAGAAGCTCCTAATAGAGCTTCGTTTACATAATCACTCATGATTATTTTCTCCTATGTTATTTGATTAAACCAGCAAGTTTTTTAAATCTGTTAGCAACTTGAGTTTCTTCAGAAATCACTTTACGAGATTCTTTAGAAGGTTTAGTTGACGCAACAGCAGTACTAGCTGATTCTTTAATTGATTTACGAGTTACGATTGAACCATTGTCAGAGAACTGTTCTGCAAGTGTAGAATAAACAAGTTTAATCTCTCTTGTAGTTTGAGCTCTGTCAAATGTTTCAACGACTTTTAATTTCTGATTATTATCTAATGAATAAGATTTAAACAACTTATTAGTAAATAATAATTTAGCATTCAGAATGTTTACTTCGTGAAGTTTATCTTTCAAGAAATGAACTGCTTCCTTGTACTCTTTCAATTCAGCTTCAACAGCAGAAATATTAGACTCATCGACTTCTTCATCGTCTTCGTCTTCTTCTTCTGTTAATGCAGCTTCATCAATTTCATACTCTTCTTCAACAGTTTCTTCTGAAACAGGTTCATCTTCGTCATCTTCACCTTCAGAAACAGGTTCTTCAGCATCATCTTCGTCTTCGTCTTCTGTTAATTCAGCTTCAAGTTCTTTAATGATGGCTTCTAAGTCAAGATTTCCCTCTTCAACTTCTTCTTCATCATCATGCATATCTTCATCGTGAGCACCAGATGTCATTCTACCTTCTTCTGATTCATCATCGTGTTCACCTTCATCATGCATACCTTCTTCTGATTCACCATCATGACCTTCTTCATGTGCCATTTCCTCAGCTTCTTCTTCATCACCATTCATATCTTCATCATGCACATCTTCATCATGCATATCTTCATCATGCATACCTTCTTCAGATTCTTCATCTTCATGTTCGTCTTCACGAAGTTTTGCAGATAACATAGATTTGATTTGAGGTGTGAATGCCTCTTCTAAAGCCATTTTAGCGTTTTCTAATGCAGTTTCTCTAACTGCTTTAGCATCAGCTATAGCTTCTTTTAAAATATCTCCCATGATATTTCTCCTCAATGTATTTTTTGGAATAAGTTTATTATAAAACTTAATTATTTGTTAAGTTATATTTAGACACCGTAAAAGGAAAGACGGTGTATTGTGTATTTCAATAATAAATATTAAAAATTAATAAAAACCTACAATATTTTTTTCTTTATATTAAGTTTTTTAAAGTCTTCTGTAAGTAAACTATCGTACCATTTTGTCTTTAATAATTTATCGTTAGCCTTATTTAAATCTTCTCTTTTAGCTAAATTGTATAATACACAAGGCGCCATCTTTCTTGTATCCACACCAGCTATATTGAAATCTTCAAATGGTGTGAATACTAATACTTTCATATCACCCATTTTATTTTTTTTTAATTCTTCATTTAAAAACTTTTGATATGGTTTTCTGGAAATGCTTTCTAAATCATCACCAATATGTAAAACCAATCCAGTCTTAAAATTAGATTCACTCCATTCTTGAATCATTTCAACAA